TTTGTGTCGAACCTTGTAAACGACAATTTACATAAACAAGGCTTCCTATCTTTACATATATTCCAGAAGAACTAAAAGTACCATTAACACTTAAGCCGCTTCCTTGATTTGGAGTCCAAGTGCCTTCCTCATAGTCATCTAGCGTATTAGCATTTGCACTAGCACTTTGTGTTGCTGGGAATGTAATTTGTCCGCCAGTAAGATTAATAGTAGGTATAGTTGCTTGACCTGTAAATGTAGGAGCTGCTGTAAGAGCAATAGTCCCACTAGTAGTAGGCAACGTAAGTGTTGTCGTGCCAGCTACTGCTGGCGCATCTAATGTAATGGTTCCTGACGTATTTCCTGCGATAATTACGCTAGACATTATTTAGCCTCCAATGCTGTTACTCTTGCTTTTAGGTCGTTGATGATGGTTTGTTGTTCTTGGATTGCTGCTGTTAGAGTAGCTACAATCATTCTTGGGTCAACACTTTGATATGCTGGATTACCTTCTGCATCTACAGCATCTTTTTTGCCTGTTACTGCATCTGGAATGACCTCTGCTAATTCGTGAGCAATAAAACCTTGACCTTCTGAACCATCTTGTTTCCATGTATATGTAACAGGTTTTAATTGTGCGACTTTATCTAATGCACCTGTCATTGGTGCAATGTTTTCTTTTAGACGATAGTCTGATGTGCTGTTATATGTTACAGAAGCTGAATTAACTGTAATATTTCCTTGAATTGAACCAGACGCATTTGCAAAGAAAATTCCAGCATCTGCGTTTGTAAATACTCTTAAATATAATGGTGCTGCACCAGAAGTTGCATGAACTGTTAATTTTGCATTTGATGTAGTTGTATTTACCAACACATTGCCACTAGAGTCTATACGCATACGTTCTGTTGGTGTAAATGTATTCCCCGCAGTGCCTGAAGCAGCGCTTAACCATGTATGAGTACCACTTAAACATTCGTAAATACTTACACCTAAAGAAGAAGCTGTGTAACGATAGTCTGTGCCATCATAGTATCCGTTAGTAATTGTTCGCATTGAGCCGCTACGACCCCAAAACGAACCTGTACCGGAACCTGCTTTTACTTGAATTACTGTATCGCCAGACACCCAAGCACTAGGGGTAACACCAATACCTACATTCTGTGATGTATCTACTGTAACTGCTGTTGTGTTAGCAGTTTGTAATTGTAAAACACCGCTAGTATCTGCTGTTTGAACTAGCCCTGCTGAAGTTGAAGCATTTATCGTTACTGCCATGTGTTTCCCCTTATAATACTACCCAGCGAGCACCGCTAGGAACTGTGACTGTTACACCACTATTAATTGTAATTGCCCCAACACTCATTGCATTTTTGCCTGCTGGGAAAGAATAACTTGTTGTGACTGTTGGTGAGTTTAAGTTAAATACTGTATCTCCACCTGCACCTGTTGCACCTCCACCTAGAGGCGCCCATCCTGAACCATCATAACCTTCGTATGATGCTGTAGTGCTATTATAACGTATTTTACCTGTAGCAGCAGTAGGTCTTTGTGCAGTTGTTCCTACAGGTACTTTAATAGCACTTGTAGAGTTTATAGATGCACTACCTGTAACTTCTAAATTTCCACCTACAGTAAAATTATCACCATCTGTACCGTCTTGCTGGTCTTTAAGTTGAGCCATAAGCTCACGAATAGCGTTATTGACGTCTGAAGGCAACATTCCTTCGCCAATATTAATACCACCTATGTCAGTATTATTAGCTGGGTTTGGACTGTATTCTGATATTTTATTTTTTGCCATTATAGAACCACCCATCTTGATCCACTAGGAACAGTTACTGAAACACCACTTGCTAAAGTTACAGCACCTACGGACATAGCACCATATCCATTAGGAATAGAATAACTTGTGCCTATACTCATATTATTGACTACAATACCGTTAGTAGCTCTTAATACAGTTCCTGATACTGACGCAGGTGTTGTGCTACCAACTGTAGCACCATCTATTGCACCACCTGTGATAGATACGCTAGATGATGCTTGTGTCGCTATAGAACCTAAACCTAAATTAGTTCTAGCTGTTGTATTAGATGATACATCTGACAAGTTGTTAGCTGGGTTTAATGGTGTATAGCCTAAACCTGTAGTAACGTCTGTAGATGTAAGTACAGCTACGTCAGACGCATTTCTATATACTGACTTAACAGATGGGTATGTACAGAATACATCTTTAGTGCCTGAAGTAAATGTAACTAATGAACCAGCATTAGATGATGATAATACAGTATCACGTGATAATGTACCTGCACCTACAGTTCCTAGACCAACTTCCCATTCACCTTGGTTTACAATACAGTAATATGTTGTATTAGTATTACCAATAGCAGTAGAAAATGTTTGGAAGCCTGTTACTGCACCTGATAGTGTGAACGTGCCTGTACCTGTAGTGGTACTATTTTCTCGTACCCTGTCTTTAACGACTAGAGCCATGACTTATCCTTAAGATAATGTAACTGTTAATGAACCTGAAGCTATTTTGAAAATATCGCCAGAGTCAATTGTTTTGCTTGTATCTAATGGAGTATGGAACAATAGGTTACCAGATGTTGAAGCATCATTTAAACCAATCCAGCCTACAGTACCCCATGAAGCTGTTGCTTGTGGGAAAGATACGTCTGCATTATTAGATGTTACACCGTTAGAAGGTGCGCCAAATGTGACTGAAGTTCTAGCATATGAACCGCCTGATACTTCGTTACCTGAACCTGCGTCTGTAGGATCAGTTGTCCATAATGAAACATAAACTGTTGCTGGTGATGTATACGTTGTTGCTCTTAAAACTGCATTGATAAGTGCATTTTCAAGATAATTACTAAATTCTGACATAATTTTTCCTTTATCGTGGTGTTACGCTTAGTGAAGTGTATGGGTATGTTTGACCCAAGTCGCTTGTCTTAATGTTTGCAATTGCTCTGTCATATAAAGCTGACCATGTTTGAATACGTGCATCATTCATGAGATATGGTTCTGCTTCTGCTAGAGTTGCATATAATAAAGCGTCTGGGTAGTTAGCTAGGAACAAGTTACTTGCTGTTGTACTAGATATAAATGTAGGTTGAGCATAATATAAAATTTGTGCTGTAAAACTACCATTAGGTGTTGGTGCAAATTGAAACTCTGCACCTAACATTGTAAAATAATGTGGTCTTCCTGATAATGATGTTTGACCATTTTTAAAAAACAAGTCTGGTGACTGAAACTCTAAAATAACAGGAGGGTTACCTTGTAAATGTATTTCTCTTACTTCTAGCATATCACTAGGCAAAGATACTGTGCCATCACCTGAGGTAATAGTGGCAATTGCTACCTTAAGCATCTTTTCAGTTCTTAAGTCACGTGACATACGTGTTTGTGCTAACTGAATGAAGTCAGGTACTTGTGTGCTTAAGTCTGACCTTGCAAGGTAGTTATTAACTACTGTTACAAAGCTACTGTAATTGGTAAACGCCATCTAATTGTCCTTTTAGTCTATCCCAGCACTTGTCCATCTCATCTTTATGCCATTCACTTGCAGCTAATGAGCTTAACCATGCTGTTCTGTCAAAATGTGTTAAGTTTTCTATGTCTTTAATGTTATTGGATACAGGGGTTGCAGGACACTACCAAAACTCACAATGACATGAGCTTTTTCTAATGTTTGTTTAAAGTCACCTTCGCCTTTACGCTTAATGACAATCTTTCTCTCTGTATGTTTTCTAATTTCTTCTATTGTTGTATCTAACCAAAGAGAAGCATTGTAAATATAGGCTATCTTTTCTGGTGGAGGTAACACAACTACGTTTTCACCACTACGATACTCGTGAACTTTAGGTGTTTCTCTATCTGATACACGCCAATCTGTGCAATGGTAGTTATTCACACAGAATCTAGCCCATTCTAAGTCAGATGACCTGTGAAAGTAGCCATGGTCTATCAAAATATAGGGTATTTTTTGTTCTCTACAGGCTATTTGTATCTTATCTGCGCCATGTAAATTACCTACCATGACTGGAATAGACTTGTTATCCCATTCTCTTGTTAAAATGCCCTTACAATGCTTTTGCAAGCGTTTTAAGACGTTATCTCTGCGTTCTATGCCACTC